CTAACTGATTTCTCCCCATAAGTCACCTAATATCTGATTAGGTGGGGCAGAACCATTCCATGTTCTAATAGGCAAGTAATAACGTTGCCCCTCCCATGTATATCCTACCCAAACATGACCATCTTGTAACATCACTTCTGTATAATCACAATATCCACCAGGTTGGAATTGGTAAGCTACCGGGCATGATAAGAATGGTCCTATTTTTCTTACAGTGATTGGTTGATTACCGTTTGTGAATCTAGCACTTTCTTCCATGTAGTAAGTACCATATTTATTACGTTTCCATGCACTCGCAACTGGTTTAACTGTATTACTTGAAGCGCTTGACTCATTAGAGACAGTGGCAACTGGTATCTTACCGTCCATATACACTCTAATTTGCTTGATAAAGTAGTCTTTAAGTTGTAATTGTTTATCTTCCGGCAATAGGCCACGAGTTACTGGGTCAAAACCAGTGTGCAATACTGAGCTTCTGTGTGGGCATGATGTTGAAGTGAATTCGTTGTGTAATCTGATTGTATTTCTGTTTGCTGGTAATCCCCATTTTTTCAACAATCTAGCGCATTCTTGGAAAGTCGCCTGTTCATTTTTTAAAAACGTCGCATTATCCGCTCCCATTGATTGACACACTTCAATACCGTAATAATATTTATTGCCTAATTGGTTAGCAGTATGCCAACCTACTTGCGATTCATCTAAAGCTTGCCACACTGTGTTACCTGATACATAACTATGCGCAATACCCGCTTCTAATCTTGATAAAGGTGCGTTAACTAATCCGTTTCGATACGCTTCTGCTGTTGCCCCTTTGCTTCCTGCGTCGTTATGAATAACTATACCCTTAGGATTACCACCACGTTTAGGAAGGTCATAACCTTTAACCACATCTTTGATAATTTTAAGTTCTACCGCTTTAGGTTGTGGCTTAGCTGTTTCCTTTTTAGATGCTTGCGTAGGAGATTGTATTGATCGTGGAGCTGTTTCGCTTTTGAAGTTAGGACGGATAAACCACATAGGGAAATCGTAAGCATGTTGTCGTCTTGTAACTTTTTCCCAACCCCAGCCGGGTTGTTCGATTCTGTCAGTCCAGCCACCGCCTAGCCAATTCTGCTCATATACAATGATATAATCTAAAGTTGCTTCAATTACCCATGCTACGTGTCCGTATCCTGCACCGTAATTGCTACCGAATACAACCATGTCGCCGGGTTGTGCCAAAAAGTCCGGTGTATTTTGGTATACAGTAGCTAGTCCATCGAAATTGTTTGCAAATGGTATATCTTTTGCACCTAAACCTTTCAGAAGTAATCCAAACAAAACTTTCCAACCAGCATTGGCATAATCAAAGCATTGAAATCCATACCATAAGTCCACATTGAATTGTTTTCCCTCAGAAGTTTTCAACCACTCTATAAACTCTTTTTTAGTTAATTTTGCTTGCATTGTCGCCACCTCCATGATGATACTCATTCACATCAAAGCCAACATCGTTAGAGGCGTCTGTGAAAGGTTGTGATGTATCATATTCTTTTGGTGCTTTCGCGCTTAATTCCGGCGTTAAACTACTGTCTTGTGATGATTTCCACGTAACTTGTTGTTCTTCTTTTTTGCTATCTCTAGGCGCTTGATATGTCTGTGCTATAGATGAATCTGAGACGCCTTTTGACGTTGGGTCAGTAATAACACCAATACCTGTAAGTAACGTGAGGATAGCGCCTATAATAGCGCTAGCTTGATTTAATTGAGTGGATAAATCTAATCCGAACAAATCCGTGATTTGCTTGATAAATAGCAACAACGCTCCAACTAAACCAGTTAGTACTGCTTTATTTTTGAATCTCAATTTCCAGTTAATATCCATTTGTTTGCTCCTTTTATCCAAAATAAAAAACGACTAAAAAATTAGTCGTTTAAAATTATTCAATGGTCAATGTCGGAGATCCTGAATAAACATCACTTATAGTGACATACAACGTCCCTGAAGGATTACTAAAGTTGATATTTTTACTTGCAACTCCGCTATTGACTCCTGATATTCCTAATTCACTTGACCCTAAATTAGTTTGCGAAACCCTCATTATACCGCTACGTACATTTTCTATTGTCACCTGATAACTTTTATTAGGTTCAACTCCATTTATTGTCCATTTTGCTGTTGATTCTTCTATGCTATCCGGATATTTATTTTTAGGTAAGGGTTTTATTACAAAAGATGAAGGCTTTTTCCATACTTGGATATTTCCAGCATATATTTTTGTATATTCTTCGCCTTCGTAAATAAGCTTCTTTACATTTTTAAAATTACCTTCCATAAAAATCACCCCTTAATTAAGTAAAGTGTATTAGGGTCTTTTTGATACAAATAATTATATTCTGTTTCACTGCCCGTCCAAATATTCAGTGACGGCTGCGAAGAACCGATAGGTTGATAAAGTTTATCTGCTTCCTCTTTTGTAAAAGCATTTGATGATAAAAGATAACGTTCATCATGACTGTGATTTATGTCTGATTTTTTTGATAAAGCATTTTCTAATCCTTCAATCTGCTTGATTGTATGACTATGATTTTTATCTGCATACAAACTATTTAATGATTGCTTGAATCCCTCAAAATCTTCTGTACTAACTTTTGAGCCAATCTGTTGCAATACACTTTCTGAAATAGAGTTGTTTTGTATTGCTTCTGCTAATTCTCTTAATGTATTCATAGATTCAGGCGCGCTATCAACTAGTTCAGCAATTTTTGAATCTGTATACGTTTTAGAGTCTTTGAGAGTTGCCTCTTTGTTTTTTTCAACTTCTTGCAATTTATCTTCTAACCCTTCAACATTTGCGATATTGATTTTGTCCAATAACTCAGGTTCTGCTTTGATATCTGTATCTTTACCGTCAATTTGCCACATTTTAGTGTCAGGATTGATTGATACTACAGTACCGTTTTTACCGGGTGCGCCTTGTTCTCCTTTTTTACCTGCTTCACCTTTTGCACCAGGTTGTCCCGGTTCGCCTTTATCACCTTTCGCACCTTTAAATCTACTTTCATTCTTTTCGATGTAAGAAATAACATCTTTATCTATTTTCTCTTTAAAGTCTTTGTTCAATAAATCTGTCGCGTTATCTTTTAAGATTCTCATAATAGCATCATCTACCAATTTAACATCGATTTCTTTTGCTACAGCAGATTCAATACCACTATCAACGATATTGAAAGAAAAGTTTGCGACATGTATTTTTTCTTCTTCTTTCTCTAAAAACAGCTTACAGCGAACATAACCAGCGTGTTTGATAACCTTTTTAGGTATCTTGTAGGTAAGGAACCCTTTTACAACATCGTCGATAATAAGGGGCTCATTTTTGAATATAGAGCCATCTTCCATAAACAAATGTAATCTAGGTGTTAAGCCATGTGCTTTTAGATCGATACGACCTTGTTTGTCATTGATACCTATTCTTATAGATGCTGTATTTTCATCTTCAGTGTAAAATCGACAGCCAATGTCACCTAAGTCAACACCATCATTTTTTATTCTCGTTTCAACATCTTTTATTTTGTACATTTACACACCTCTTTATTTATATTTATCCCTTGTGAAGTAGATACCTTTTAAGCCGATTTGTTTATATAACTTAGCGATTGTACTTGCTTGATGTTGGCACCACTCTATAGCAGTAGCGTATTGGTGGGTAGCTGGATTCTTAGGATTCCATCTAATTCGGTACAATGTGTTTTGACCTTTATTGATGTAATCCTTTCTTACGAAGCTAGCACCGCCCATGATTGCTTTTGCTGGAGATGTCCAACCTTTATTCCTAGCAAACGTCATTGCGTAGTTAGGATTGTTGTCGTAAGCGCCAATACCGAAGTAGTTGTATACTCCATCTTTTCCGTTAGCGAAGTTACTTGTTCCATATCCACTTTCTAAGAAAGCATGCGCGATTAAATAAATTTCATTAATGTTGTGCTTTTTACAAGCTTCTGCGAACGCTTTACCTTGATTATTCAATGTCCCCTTACCTTTAAGTATCTTATTAAGCGAACTAACTGAAACGCCTTGATACTTGCCTAAATTAAGCATTTGGTAGCACTGCGTGTTACTTTCCCATATTCGTTTAACATTCATTGCTGAACTCGTTTGTGCTCGTGTAGCGTTAGCCCAACCCCAAGCATTAGATTTTTTCGGGTTACCTCTTGCCATTTGTTTATCCAGTGCTTGTTTGAATGTATAAGGACTCGTTTCTGTTATGATCTGCGGTTGTTTAGATGCCGAACCATTGTTGGCTGTTGGTGACGAGTCTCTTACATTAGCTATATCAGCGTTTTTATTATCTACCATAACTTTTATTCTAGATTTTGTTACTGTTGGCTTAGTTATAGAATTTAATAATTTTTCTCTGTTTTTAAATATATTAAGTAATGCCTTTTCTAATGCTTCGTATTTATCTTTAGGAGGAACACCGTTGTCAATCATATTCCAATTAACATGTTCCAACATTGAACGCCAAATGCTGTCGTCTACTTTTAAATTTTCAATACTTAGAGGTATCTCATATTTGGCCATCATATCTACAGCTACAACCATTGCGTGAATTTCATTGAAAATAAATTCGTTTTTACTCGCACTATAATCTTCACATACGTCTATAACTATATAATCAGGTTCATTAGGAACCTCAAATACCGCTCTTCTAGGAGCCCAAATATTATGTCTATCTACATAAAAGTGGGGATATTCCACATCTTGTTTGTATTTCTTCCTACTGTTATATAAATTTTCTACTGAACTCATTGTTTGAGCATTTCTAATCATTATTCCTTTAGGTTTTTCGAGTCGTCGATTACCCTCTACTATAAAATGATAAATATATTCTGGATAATTAACTTCTTGACTAGAAATTGTGTACTTTATAGTTGTTACATCTTTCCAAATCGGAACTTTTTTATTATTTTTTTCGTTATTATCACTGTCGTCTTCGGGTTTAGGTGCCGGCGTAGATTTCTCCGGATGATATGGTGGTCTAACAAAATATTTAACTCCTCCACCTGGTCCATCATGATAAGAGTGTTTGATTTTATACGGCGGACTTCCTGTTGCATTATTTGTATACCAGTTTTGATCCACACCATACCAATAGTCTTTTGTGCATGGTCCCACTACAATGTTTACATGTCCTGCCCAACCACCAGTCCAAACACCCCAGTCGCCTGGTTGTGGTACAAAATCTTTTGTATTTCTAATTATCTTGAAATCTCTACCTCTATAATTAGATTTCTGAGCCATAGCATCAGCATTTCCCCATGTTCTAAACCCCCAATATTTATCGAGTAAATAATTAGGTAAATCCCAGCATTGTGCTCCCATTCCAGAACCAGGTACATCAATAGCTATTTTGTTTTTAGCGATATATAACGCCCATTCAACCACTTCACTAGCTGTGGGCTTTCTATTTTTCGGATTAGGTAATCCCATGTATGCACCTCATTTCAATCAAAATAAAAAGCCAGTGCCGAAGCACTGACTCTTAACTGTTATTTACATTTACCAAACCAGAAGCACGCCCAGAAGCTATATCCTAAAATCCCTTTAAGCATGGTAATCACCTCCTTTAAATACCAAAAATAGTTCTTAGTAAAGCTATGACAATCGTACTGAAGATAGTCCCTATCAAACCTAGAATCCACATTTTTATGTCTCTAATATTCTTGGCATTCTTTTCTTTATTCTTTTCATCTTCTACCTTGTCGCGCTTTAATTCTTCAAAATTTCTATCTAATTTGTCATAAATCTTTTCTTGCGCTCTAAGACTATCTTCTATTCTGTCGAATTTTTCAAACATAGTCTTATCATTTTCTTCTAATCGCGTTAAACGCCAATCTTGTTCATGTCGTTTGGTAAATCCAAACATTATGCCACCCACTTTATTCAAATTAAAAAGCCACAAGCATTACACCTGTGACTTTTCATCTTTTGTTTCTGGATATTTTTCTCCAGTGATTAAAGCGTATTCTTCTTTATCGATTAAACCCTTGTCTACGTACCACTTAATTTGCTCGTTTTTATAGTAACCCCAAACATAAAAAGTTTTAATGTCTTTAAAAGTTGGATAAATCATCTTCATTATTTAAACGTCCCCCTCAGTACTTGTTTTGTTAGTTTTCAGTTCAGTCAACTGTTGTGTTAACATAGCGTTTTGTTGAGCTAATTCCATTGTTAATACGTTTACTTGTGCCACCTGCATTTGCATACTCGCAACCATTCCGCGAAGTTCCTCATCACTTAAATCTGACGCACTTTGTTGGTTTGATGCATTCGGTACGTCTTCTTTTTCGAAATTGCTATTGTATTTAATTTCGCCGTTAGTGAAAACAAACTTTCTAGGTTCGAACTCTTCTTTAAATTTAATAGGCACATTGTTATCATCTACATCTAAACTATTGCGTAATCCGCCAGTATTAACGTATCCGATAACTTCGTTTTTATCGTTTACTGTGATTTTCATTATTTCCACCCCACAATTTTATTTATCGTAACTCTGTTTGCATTAGCACCAGAACCTGTTTTACTGCCTAAATCAAGGTACACATCGTTATCGATTTTTAACGTCGTACCACTTTCTTTAGTTATTAAGCATTCATAACTACCACCACCGTTACCGTCTGAGTCAACTACATTTGTTTTACTTAATTGAATCGCATTTGGTATAGAGGTTAAACTGAATGCTTCAATAACACCACCTGGATAAGTACCGCTTATGAATAGAATTGCATAATTTGTATAAGCTTCGGTTAAATTAATCCTTGTTCCTACACCGTTTGCAGCACCGTCGAATAACACGGCTGTTTTATGTTCGTTAGGTGTAGCCCATTGTGAATCTAATCGACCATTGGTGATTGATCGTGTATAAACTTTTTTAGAGTTTGAAGGTGTGAAGTTAAATAGCTTGTTTGTATCATCTTTAACGAATACCGATAAATAACCCTCATAACTTTCAACGCTACCTGGTAAATCCGGCACTCTTGTTGCATAGTAATTACCAGCAGTTAAATATCCCAAATCGCCTTGCGCATTATTTAAGTTAACTTGAATTGATTGACCATTCGCCTCTGTCATCTTATGTTGTTGCCAGCTCGTTGTTCCGAATTTATCATCTACATACTGCTTAGCTTGATTTAAAGCGTTGTTAGCCGTTTCTTCAACAAATTTCTTCGTTAATTCTTCGTCAACTTTTTTATAGAACTGATACCATGTGCCACCGATTTTATATTTTGTGTACTCATCATTTGAATCGTCTGGATACCATGTAGCACGAGCTGTACTGTCATCAACAACATAAACAACTAACAAGCCTGATTTCCCTAAAGTATTCGTAGTTGCTGAAACTTCAGAACCATCATCAACGCCATCTTCTTTAGGCGTCTCTAAAGTGCCTATATCTTTAAATGTTGGCGCATCTGTTGCGCTAGTGATATGAATAATCCTAGATGTGTTAATTGCGCTTAAAACGCTATCTATGGACTGCTCAGACGATTCAATTGCTTTACCGTAATCATCAGTAAGTTTAGACTTTTGCCAATTTGTTGTTGAATTACCTTTAACAAGGTCAGCGCCATTGATTTGTTGTTCAACTTCGTTAACACGTTCAAAAATCGCTTGCTCTTTATCAACTATTTTATCGAATTCAGCTGTAACAGCTTGTGTTGCACTAGTTTGCGTCGCAGTAATAGCTTGTATAGCTTCGTTTTCCTTGATTTCGATTTGTTGAATGCCTTTTGTCGCACTATCATTCACTTTTGCTATTAACGTTTGTGTATCAGCCATATTTTGCTTTAATTGGTTAAAGTCTTTACCGACAGCTTCGATAGTATCTTGAATAGATTTGATATAAACAAGCTTTGTTATACCATCAAACCCACTAACTAAATCATTTTCAATATTGAAGCTAAATTGACGTTCAACAACAACATTATTACTCCCGTTTTGTGTAAAGAATGCCTGAGCATGCACCTTGCCTGAATGTTTTAAAAATTCATTCGGTATCACATACTGCAAACGCCCATTAATTGCGTCTACTATCGTTAATTCGTCTGAAATATAAGCGCCTCTATCTACGTTATAATCATCGGTTTTTAACACGATAGATGTTTTAACATGTTCAGAACTTATAGATAACGGTCTGTTATTCTTAGTTACTGCAAAATTTAAAACACCAGTTCCTCTATCTGATTCATAGAAACTGATGTTTGTGTCAATAACTGGATTATATTGTGATGTTGTTTTTAACTCGATTAAGTTATCATCTTTTGAAAAATTATCTACTACCATTATTCAACCTCCTTACCTTCTATTATGCTCCAACCACTATTACCACCAGTACCAAAGTTTCTAACGAAAAACTGGTGAGCAGAAGCAAAGTTATTACGTCTTAGCACTTGTGTTGTGTTACCCGGTGTATTTGATTTTACTTCTAACACCCAGCCTGCAATACCTTTGTAATCTTTAGGGAAGTCAGAAAAACGTTTTGATTCTTCAGTGGTGATATAGAAGTCTAAACCAACAATTTTTAAATCAGACAATTTCGTGATGCTCTTAGGGATATGTTCCCAATAACCGGCGTTTTGCGGGCAGAAATTCCATGCTCCGTTGTTTTTCTTATTGAAAATGTCAATGACACGTTCGAATTTAAGCATATTTCTACCTGTGCTGTTTCTGGTAAGTACTTGTCTTAGAGCACCATTATAGTGTCCAGGCAGTACATCAAAGAACCAACCTGCATCTCTAAACGCTTTCGGTAACGGGAAATCTAACGCATTTTGTGTGTCTTGCGTATAGATATAGTAATGACCAACTTCCGTAATATCACTTAGATATGCTGGGTTCTGTATCGGTAACGGTTTAACACGTCCGCCTGAATCAGTCATTGATACTTGAGGTGCAATGTTTTTTAAGAATTGGTTTACACCTCTTTGACCGATAGAATAAATTGAGTGATGTCTGTTGTTACCTGGTCCAATAGTTACCCCAATTAAAAGTGCTTTACGTCCTGTTTCTAGATCATAATACATATCTAGACCCTCAGCCTCTTGGAAATCTCCTTTAAAGTTGTTATTCACACCGCCTATATCGATACGACGTTTAAATAATAACTCTTTTGTTTTGACATCGAAGCCTTGTAAGTAATTAGGGTTGGCTGTATTCGAATCACCTGTATACCAATATAAGATACCTGCATCATAAGTGATACCTTGCATAGGTTGTGTATCTGAAGTGTATTCCATAGGTATATCCATTTGATACAATACTTTGTCTATACCTTTATCAATATCGTCAGCACTTCTTACTTCAATGAAATTCAATGAATTCTTAGCTTGTCTTTCAGAAGCTTTATATTCACGTCTGAAAATCATTAAATTTTCTATAGGATTATAAATCGCTGACGTATATCTGTCGTTAAATATATTCGGCATGACATCTTGCATTTCATTACCATAAGTTATTTCTCCAGTTCTATATTGGAAACGTACAAACTTGTTGTTTTTGTTACTGTCCAATACAGCTGAATAAATCCATAATTCTCCATCAATGTATCTATACGCATTGTGTGTACCGTGACCGCCGTTTTTAACAAGCAATCTATCAATAAATTGTCCGTTGGGCTTCAATCTAGATAACATGTAATGATTACCTGGACGAGCTTGCGTCATATAAATAATTTTCGTTCTAGGGTCTACCCAAAATGATTGCATTACTGCGTTAGTATATGGCGATAAATCTGTGATGAATTCCGGTTCTTGCTCTTTTGGTTCGAATCGGTATTCTGTAGCTCGATATTCTTTATAGTTTTCATCTACAGCTTTCTCAACCTTTTTAGTGAAAGCATCTAGTGTTGAATAATCATGATACAAACGATCTTGCAATGTCTTATGATCATAACCAGTATTATCAACACGCGCGTCTTTTACTTCGTTGATACCGTCGCCGTTATGACCTAGTACCATATTGCTGAAACGGCCGTTTAGATACGTTAAAAAATCAGAGACGCTACTTGTGACATTTAAATGCTCATACTTTATTTGCTCTCCATTATGTGCAAATACCTCTTTATTTCTATGGTATTCAAGAGAGAAATTAAAATCAGTCAGCATGTCTGAAATAAGCTTGAAATTATACTCATTTTCATCTACATATCTGTAATCGAAAACTCTACTTAAGTCTGTAATTAATTTGTTATCCATGTCTTCCTCCTTTTCTATCCGTAAAACTGGTAATAATTTTTAATAAGTTCGTACATAATAACTTCATGACCCCTCTCGTTCGGATGCAATCCGTCTGGCATACTTGATTTTCTGAACGCTGGATTATATGGCTTAAAATAATCTGTATGATAGGCATCATATACTGGTACATCCAATTCACTACAAGCCAATATCTGAGCATTGACATAATCCTCTAAAGTTAACCCTAGTTTGTTTTTGTCCGTATCTTTACGGCGTATCGTTGTACCACTCATAGGGCATTGCCTAGTAGCTGTCATTACAAGTATTTTTGAAGCTGGATTATTTTTCCTGATAACTTCAATTGCAGAACAAAAGGCGCCGTAAAACGTTTTAGTGTCGGTTTTATCAGTGCCTATCGGTACGCCTGCCCAATAACCATGTAACCAGTCATCATCTGTACCTTGTAATATGATTAGGTCTCCTCTTATTTGCTCTGCTTGTCTATAAATGCTGTTTTCTACCGCTTCTTTACCTATTGGAACTGTTGCCATTGTTGCGCCACCTCTTGCAAGGTTGGTCGTTTTAGCTTTTAACTTCTTGCCTAACATTTCTGTGAAATTAGTTTTCGCATGTGATCCTCTAGCTACAGAATCGCCAATCGTTCCAATTGTTTTTACATCTTTAATGTTTGATTTATCTATAAAATCATGAACGATAGTGCCATCTGATGTAGTTACAGTCTTAGAACTCACTTTCTGTTGTTTGTCTTCAATTAGATCAGTTCTACTCATCAAATCGAGTGTTGATTTAGCTATTGACGCTACTTTAGACTTCAAGTTTTCTGCCGCTTTACTAGGATTAGAAAGGTTAACATCATTTAATCCAGAAACATAGTTAGCTGCAGTATTAACTTTTTTCATATATCGTTGTTCTCGATTAAACTCACCAAGCGTTACATCTTGCTTAACAATTACATTGTTTATACCCCTAATCGTTTTAACTTGTACTATACGGACTAAATCATTCAAACCTAGTTTGGTAGATTTTATTTGTACTATGTCTCCGGGTTGTGGGTCTGCTTCTGGATATGATTCTCTTAACACCAAAAAGTCCAAAGACAAAGATTGTTTTAACGACTTTTTCAATCTCGATTGTAATTCTTTATCCATAGTTTCTTGGTCAGTCACTTTACCATCTTTAAATGGTTCTGCGTGGATGTCGCCGTATATTTCAGCTAATGCACTTCTAGCTTCCATTACGAGCCCAGCGTGTTCGAATGTTTCTTCACCTGAATAATTACCATATCCTCTAATGAAGGTGGCGAAATCACTTGCATCTTCCTCGAGTTTTATAGCGTTGGCGTTGACTTCGTCAGAAATAAAATAAGACGCTTTTTGATTTGCAAAAGGCGTCAATACAAACTTATATCTGTCTTTCTTTTTGTCATATGTGATCTTATATTCTAATCCAAAATGTTCCAAACCTTTTTTTAACATTTCTAACCTTGTGTCGCCTTCACCGCCGTTTTCAAACTTTGAAGATTTAACTTTGCCCTCGACTTCAAAAAGCATTCCAGTACCTTGAAACACAATGTTAAAATATCTTTCTACTGTAAAAGATCCTGTTACATTAACATAAATTCTATCAATCATTAACTTGTCTATGGGAATCTCTCTAGCAGTACATTCAACCAGTTGTCTGTCGCCTTCTGATTTCCTATCAATGACAGTTATTACATATTCTTTCTTGTCGTTTTCACCTTCGACATGACTAACAATCCATCTTTTCCCTATAGCGTTAATAACTTCATAAGTATATTTATTTTCTAGAATATCAAAAGTTAATACACCATCAGCATTAACTTTTTTCACTAAAGTTGTTTCTACTGGTACAGGTGCGCCATTACCTTTAGGTGGTCTTACAATTATTGTCATTCTGACACCTACTTATAATAAAATTTCAAATCAAACTGAACTTTTTGAACTGTTTGATTAAACTCAAATTTATTAGCTCCGTATTTAAATTTTGGTTGGGCTATGTTCGTTTCAGTGCTTATTTCGACACCGTTTTTATAAACTCGAAAGCTATCATAAACAATTTTGTCTCCAGCTTTTAGTTTAATCCCCTCAATTTTCATTATTTCAGCATGCGTTAAATTCCATACAAACGATTCTGTATCTTCGCCTAAAATAATTGTTATCTTTTTATACATGTTGAATTGGTCGTTAGGAGCACTACCATGATAGTAAACTGTACCTTTGCTCAAATTTTCAAATGTATACTTTCTTTTGTCTCCGCCTGCATGCCAATCAATATTAAAATCAAACGACCACAATCCAACCTTTTTGTTTTCTTCTAACTCTAGGCTTGTTCCAATACTTTCGCCGTATGGTAATTCTGTAGTTTCGAATTTTAGTTCAAAAGAAACTTTATTATCTTTTTGTTTAGGGTTTATAACTCCGTTAAAAATAACTTTATACTGTTTACCATTTACATAAATTTGTTGATCGTGTCTTGAATATTCATAATCCGGGAAGTTGTTTTTATCTAATTTCACGTAATCATCAGAAGTTGGTTGAGTAAACCTGTAATTCAACTCTTCTTTTCTTCTTATTTCTCGTAAATACATAGGTTCTATGTCTGTCGTTAACCTATACAACATATCTCGCATATAAGCAATGTCTGAACGATTTTTAACTTTACAAAAACAAGGAACAACTATATCTCTACTGATATAATTGCTCCCCATTAATATACGACCGTTCATATTTTCTTTGTCTTGATACTTTGTGTTGATTTGCATGCTATCAATTACTATATCGTTAACGATAAACCCGTATTCACTTAATTTGATTACAGTACCATCTTTTTTTGTTAATTCTATGTCCATTTGTAACCTCCTTTATAAGTAATACTCAGAATTGCGTTTAGCATTTCTGCCGTTAACAATACTAGTAAGCGCATCGTTATTGACATCGAATTCAACTTTAACAGTTTTCATGTTCGGTGATGTTTCAATAGAATGTGTGTGTTGTACTTGCGCATTTATATTTCCACCTAAATTACTTAAGTTTCCTGTAATACTAGAAATGTCAGGTGCGTTTAATGTAGGTTGAAATGCATCAACTACTTTATCTGCAACATTAGAAACATTACGGATAACTTTACTTGAATGATTATCTATACCTTTAACGAAACCTAGCATTGAATACACACCAACATCCATGAATTCACGTGAAGGTGAGTGAATACCCAAAGCACTTTTAGCTGCATCTAAAGCTTTCTTAGCAACATTTTTAGCCGCATCTACTAATTGGCCAGCCATTTGTCCAATACCTCTAATTAAACCACGGATCATATCAGCACCTGCAGACACAAAATCTCCTATAAAGCTTTTTATTTTATTTACTGCATTTGTCATACCTTGACTAACTTTGTTTACAACATTAACGAATCCTTGAATAACTCTATTAACAAAGTTAATTAGCGTACTTGTTATAGTAGATACCCATTGCATACCTTTAGTCACGATGAAGTTCCAAGCTTGAGACATTTTGTCTGATATAGTTGATACAACTTGTGTGAATATGCTTACAACTTTATTCCAAATTGTCGTTAATATACCAGATAAGAAACTCCAAATCGTATTCCATATATTAGAAATAAAACTCCATGCCGCTTGTAACGCAGTAGATATAGTTGTAGTGATAGCGTTCCAAACCTTAGTTGCCACAGTAACTATAGTGTTCCACAACGTTTGTAAGAACGTCCAAATAGCGTTCCAAATTGTCATTGCGATAGTCATAATTGTGGTAAATACTGTAGTTATTACAGTGACTAACAAATTCCAAATCGTTGTAGCGATTGTAATTATCGTATTCCAGATTGTACTTAAGAATGTCCAAATAGCTGTCCATATCGTCATAACTATTGTCATTATCGTCGTGAAAACAGTTGTGATGATTGTAACTAAAAGGTTCCATACCGTTGTTGCAATAGCGATAATTCCATTCCATAACCCTTGTAAATAAGCGGCTATTTGATTCCAAACAATCATTATAAAATTGTATACATTAGTTACTGCTGTAGTGATAGCTTTTAAAATAGCATTCCATACAACCGAAGCTACAGCTTTTAATACATTCCAAACATTAACCATAAACGTTTTTATCGCATTCCAAGCATTTATAATAAAGTTTCTGAATCCTTCATTTTTATTCCACAATAAAACGAATATAGCTATTAATGCAGCAATTACACCAATTACTATTGTTATTGGACCGCCTAAAATACCAAACACAGTTACTAGTCCTGTGATAGCATTTCTAATTAATCCAATCTTACCGAATAACAATTGGAATATAGCTGTAACTAATTTTATTGGACCTTTTAACGATGTCATTGCCTTACTTAATACTAAAGTTCCTGTTTTAGCCCAACCAAACTTAGTTACTAATGCGACTAATCTTGCTGCTAATGGTCCTAAAAAGTCCATTACCGCTAATATTGGAGCAATTAAAAATCTAAATGCACCAACTAAAGTTATAATGACACCAACTAATTGTGCTGTAGCTGGATGCGCCTCAAACAAGTTAGCTATCCAACCAGTTATTGCAACTGCAACGCGTAATACTGCACTAGCTATAGGAGCCATCGCTGTTGCGAATGCAACTAATCCTCTTGCAATGTTCCCAATTAATTGCATTATTAGTGGTCCATTAGTTTGTATATAGCTGACAAAATCTTTAAAACCTTGAGATTGCCCGACTTGTTCAGACCATTCTCTAAACTTAGCCGTCATCTGTTCGAGAGACTGGAAGATTCCAGTTGATGACCCACTGAATGCATTCATCAAATTGTTAATTCCAACGAAAACATTTTTAAAAATATTACCAATGATAGGTAAGTTTGTTTTTGTGTATTCAATAAAACGAGTTATCGAATTTTCTCCAGCTGCACTATTAGCCCAGTTAGAGAAAGATTGACCTAATCTATCCAACCAATCAGCCGACCATTGAAACAGTGGTGCTAATTGTGTGAATACATTGACTAATCCATCACCGAAACCGCCTGCAGCACTTAATAGCTTGTTAAATACCGAAACACCAGTTGTATTCATCATGTTGAAGAACCTTGATGCTACACCGCTATTTTGAGCCCATTTAAACACACTTTGAGACGCCTCTTCCATTCCTCTTGAAATACCACTAAAAAAAGGTTGTAAGCTCTGCATTGCTGTTTTAACAGTATTTAAACCGTTTGCAAGAGTTGTGAATATAGCGGATTGATTTTGCTTTATAATATCAGTCCATGCTGACTTTACGCCATCTAAAGCTTTTTTGTATTCGTTTGTTGCTGAGCTAGCTTGTAAAGTGCCGTCACTAAGCATCTTTATAGCGCTGATAGCCATTGCGCCAAATGCTACAAAGCCAGCGCCGGCTATTGCTACCGCACCACCTAAAGCAAGTACACCGCCAGTTAACACTTTGATAGCGTTTAATAGCGCAAATACTACAGGTACTACGCTCGCTATTACAGGTATTAAGATACTAAAAGATGAAGTTAGTAATCCACCAACCATATTAGAACCTACAGTACCGAACACACGGAACATATTAGCTAAATTCCCCATCTGTCTTTGGAAATTGTCGTTTGCTTTTATTATGTAGGCATAAGCTTTCTTTAAACCATTAGTATCGACATCTACCTTTGTTGTTTTTTTGTTCGGCAATGCGTCTAATGATTTTTTAAACGCATAAATAGTTGGTATAGAAAGCCCTGTATCTACATCTAGTCGAGATCTAGTTTTGTTTGGAATACTTTTAAGCTCTTCTTTAGTGCGTTTTATTTTAGAGTTAGCAACACCATTGTCCACGTCTATAATAGCTTTGGCTTTAGACCTATTTAATGCTTCAAGACTAGCTTTAGATACTTTTAACACTCGATTGAATTTACTGTTATCTGCATTGACGTCAATATTGACACGTTTCTTTTCTAATTCTGATAATTTAGCTTCTGTTTCAGCGATATCTTTAATCAACTTTTGTTTTTGCAACTTAACTTCTGGTGTAACTTCTTTAGAGTTTAGTTTGTCTAGTTCAAAATTCGATTCTAGTACCTTTTGTTGTAAATCTTGTATACTAGCATCTAATTTAGCTTTTACATTTTTGTTACTAAAGGCATCTAAAGACTTTTTAGCAACTTTGATAGTTTTTTGTAATTTTTTATCGTTAGCGTTTAATTCAACATCTTTAGTTTGATCTGCTACTCGTTTAAATCTTTGCACAGACTTAACCGCACTATCAATTTGCCTTTTGAATTTGGCTACACTAGCTTCAATAGTCGCTTTAATTTTATATTCCGTCACATTAACACCTCTCTTTCTATTGCTTATTAAATTCTGCTATAACTTTAAAGAATTCATTATTTTGTGGTTCGTATTCATCACGTTCGCTACTAAATCTTATATCTTTACCTTCGTTAAGCCGTTGGATATTTTCTTCATAAGGCAATACGTCGTTTGCATTGTTAAAAACATATTCCTCTTTAGGTTTATTTTCTGTCCCAACATTTTTAGTAGCTGCAGCATCACGAATAGCAAACGCAAGTTTGTAACGTTCGAATTCTTGGGTTAGCATTTCATACTCTTTCGCATACATTCGATAGTTATATTCTGTTAATGTCATTTGCTCAATAACGTTCAAATCTGTAATACCAAGTGTTGACATACAAGTTATAACGATTCTGTCGTAAGTTATTAGGCTTCCGCTGGTTTTTCTTCCGTTTCCACTACTTCGACTAGGTTTCGGGTCATAGGTCGCTTTCCCAACTCCGTTAAAATATCCGAACCGAATTCTTCTAGTCCGATATTTTCTGCGATTTCATCTAATGCTTCATCAATGTTATTAATAGTAATTGCTTGTTTTTTTAAGTGAGATGTAGCTGCGATTAAAACTTCGCCAATCACAACCGGATTTCCACTTTCTAAACCTACAGGCAACATTGATACACCTTGACCGATAGAAGCTTGTTCAACTTTTAAACCTAATCGGTTATCGATTTCTCTTAAAAATTTAAAACCAAAACTTAATTCTAATGACTTTCCGTTAATTTCTACATTCATAACTTAAAATCTCCATTCATAATTAATTTAAACAAAATAAAAAGGGCTTAACGCCCTATTTTTATACCTCTCTTGGTGCAACCGGTGGTGAATCTACTTTAGGTTGTGGAATTGCTGTTAAATCTTCGCCAGTTAATGCATCTGCTTTTGTAGTGTCGTGGAATCTGTATCCAGTCGCCTTAAGTTTCTTTGTTACAGCCTCAGGTAGTGTTGCAAATCCACGTTGGAAACGACCATTCACTCCATATTCATATTCATATTCATCAATACCGTTAGCTTCTGCTTTTAATTCAAATTTATTGTGGAAACCTTGGAAATATTTCGCTTTAAATTTAGCGGAATCCCCATTTTTGCCTGGTATTCTACTTTCAACTTCCCAAGCTTCATACAATACGCGATCTACAACTGCATCTTCAATTTCATCTGCAAAATCGTCACCATAAAACATTTTAGCAGTACCAGACATTGTTGACTCAACAGAACCACCAGTGTTATAAGAACCGTCCATTGTATCCTCTGTATCTGTATCAGCTTCATGTGATAAGCCGTATTCAGTTAAAAAAAGCATTTTAGTAGCATCTACTTTTTCGCCAGCTTTTCTAAATAAAATAATACGATCATTACTATTTTTCATATTTGCCATTCAATATTCCTCCGTTTTTTAAAATGTTTTGTAAGATATCGTTACTGATGTGTGTAGCAATTCTTGATTGGTAGTATCATCAACTAACTGTGTGATGTTAGTATCATCTTCTTCAAAGTCATAATCGTTTGTTTTAACGCTAGGTGTTAAATCATCAATACATCTTTTAACAAGTCCGTCATGATGTCCTAAATCATCACTTACACTCCAAATATCAATAACTAAATTCGTGTCACCAGAATAACTATCAAACGTGTATTTACTTCTGTTTGACTCCGGCATTTTTATTACAAAAAAAGGATACGGAATCTCTTGTTGCATCTCTTTACGAGAAATAACAGGGAATCCATATCCTTGTAGCGTTTCATACGCTTTATTATAAAGTTGTAAGTTCGGTGTCATGCTTTTATCTCCTATTCAAACAACGCTTTCAATTCTTCTACAGTTGATTTTCTTATTACCTCATATACTGGCCACATAAAAGGTTCTGCCTCCATGTATCGAGTACCAAACTCTAAGAAACCACTATAAGCTGCATGCGATGTGATAGTGTATTGCAAATCGCCAGTTTTTTTATATCTGATATTGCGTGATAAATTACCAGTCCAATAACCCTTATTCATTACTTCTCTAGCTTTCAATTTAGCTCGTACTACATATTCTTTGGCTTTTTCTTGTAAAGTATCATCTACATCATCATCGATGTTGTTTTTCATATCGTGAAATTGGTTTAACAGTGCGTCTAATCCGTCTATATTCATCAATTGACCTCTTCGATATAATATGACGTTTCGTGTCTGTATGTCTTTGTATCAATTATCTTGTAGCGAATACCATTAATTAACACGTGGCTAACAGGGTAAGATATTGATTCTTTTATCCTCAGGACACTTACATCGTTTTTTACATCGCCGAATTCAAGTTGCTTTCTTGCTCTAGAAATAGGATTAATATTGCATGGTATCGCATCATAAGTGATTAGAGTGTTTTCTTTTTTGCTAGTTTTAGGATTGTAAGTTGCTGCTTGTTCTGATTGAAAGACGGCTCTATCTTCATATCTCAAAAGAACACAGCCTTTCCTTTTTTAGTTCTCGTTCTAGCATTAAAGTAATTATCAATAATAGCTTCATACTCCTTGAAATCGTTCAATTCATACGCATTGCTACGTCCGTCAACCGCTTCTGATGTCATACCTTCAGCACCAATCCTGTTGTAGCGTTTAACTGCAACTTCTTTAATCATGTAACTAAACCTTTCCGGTATTTGTTCAACTTCAATAGGTAACATTGATAACAACTGGCTTTCACAACTTTTTATAATTTCCTCTAATTGTTCATCTTGCTTTTCATCTTTAAGACCAATACGTTTTTTTACATCAGCTAGCGTAGTCATATAATCACCTACTCTAGCGACTCAAAAGCGTTGATAATTTCAGCTTTTGTTTGTTTTTCATCAACTTGTAAGCCAGCAACACTTGCTATTTCGACAAGTTCTTTTTTGGTTAATTTTTCATTTACAATGTAAATCATTTGTTCGTTACGTTTATTTTCAACACTAGCTAAAGCTTTGATACGTTCATCTGTAGGATCATAACCTTTGCGAGGGTAGACATGCCCTTTCATATAGACATGTCTGTTATCTTCTAAATCTGTAAAATCTACTTTAACAATTCCTATGATTTCGGTCATGTTACCACTCCTAATTATTTATTAAACTTCTCTTGGAGATGGATCTGTTTTTTTGTCAGCAGGAACTAACTTAGCAAATGCTTTATCATCAGCGATATGCAATGCTACATGCATAGTTGCACGTAATGCCACCATATCTTGTTCGAATAAGTTTACAGGTGTGCCATCTTCGTTTTTAACTGTAGATAATTGTGCAGTTTCATCGATTTTGTATTCAATTAATTGAGGGATACCGTAAATCAACTTATCAAAGTCACCAGTAATTAATTCACCGCGTTTTAAATTGCTTGATTTAAGGTTAACCACAGGTAGACCATCTAACGTATCACTGTTACGGTCATAAATACGTTCCTTAGTTTCAGGATCTACAATTTTACGTAACAAGCTTCTGTTTTGTGTTTTTGAGATAAACGCATTTGCTTCTAATTCGTCATCTTCAAGTAATGCCTCTAAATCAATAATGTTATCTTGTGTGAAGTCACCTTTAATAACCTTATTAGTTTTTTCAATTGATTGCGCAATTGATTTACCGAATGGATTGTTACCTTGATTCAAAATACCCGCTTCATCAAACTTTTTATAGAAAGCTTCAGCAATCATAGGTTTCATCTCTTCAAAGAATTGTGAATAAGTGTAATTCAAGAATTCTTTTGTTACAGGTAAGATAACCCCTAATTTAAACGCTCTCATTGTAGCATTAACCCAAGTAGCCTTAGACGTTTCAATTTTTTGACCTTCACCTACCCAGTAAGCACCTGGTTTATCAGCCCAAAAAGTAAACTTCTTCTCAGTACCTTCCATTGGTTCGTACTTACCTAATTGCATGATTTTAGATTTTTCCATAACCTCTTGTAAGATAGGTGTTGTAAAGTCGTTTAACAACGTGCCATCTTTCTTTTCGTGCATCATTACATTGTCAGGGTTAAATACTTGTGGTTTAACATTGTTACTTGCAAAATGTTGCAAATTTAATTTTAATTTTTGTGTTTGTTCCATTTAAATGCCTCCGTTAATTTTTAATAATTCTTTTTTGTCTAGCTATTTCAGCTAAGTTTTGCGGTTTATTTTTAGTCGAGTGATTAAATGAATCTCCACCAGTCAATGGCGATTGTCTAGCGTTAACCTTAACCGCTTCATTAACCGCTTTTTTTACTGCATTAGAAAAAGCTTCAACATTCAATTTAGTTTGTTCAGCAGTATCTGTTACAACTAAATTAACAACCTCGTCTGATGAATCAACTTCTGCTTCGCTTAACATTTTCCTTGCTTCTGAACGCATTTCATTTAATTGTTTTTCTGAGCGTAATTGCTCCAGCTCTTTTTCCAATTGTTTGCGTTCATATTCATCTTTTTGATCCTTGTTCATTTTCGCTAATTTAGCAGCTTCTTTAGCGGCTTCTTCTGCTTTTTCTTTTGCATACTCATCAGCTTTTTTCTTTTCGTGGGCTACACGACGTTCAAGTATTTCATCAACTTTCTTTTGTTGCTCTGGCGTGAAAGTTATTTCAGTACCTTCGTCATATTCTTTCTTATCAGGATTTCCTTTTTTACCATCTCCGCCTGGTTCGTCCGGATCATTTGATTGGTCTGCAAAAAATTGCAAATTAAACTTAAGTTTATTTTCTTCCATGAGATATACCTCCATTTATAGTCTGTCGACTGTTTTTCCATGCGTGCTTTTTATGTCATCAGCACGTTTTGGACATAAAAAATAGCCAACACAATTAAGTGCTAGCTATTAAAAGAGAGGTTCATTATATTTCGATTTTTCTTTATCGGCTAATACTGCCGACCTTACGCTGTCTAAGTTTGCATCAATAATAACTGTTTCGTTTCGCTTTTGTAACTCTTTACGTATACCTTTTAATTCTCTTGCTATGTCTCTAAGGTATTTGTCAGTATTACTCATATTAGTATCCTCCAAACATTTAATTTACTGTCATACAAAACTAACTTGCCTTTAAAAAACTTTACTTTTAAATCAATCACCGCTTTTCACTTTCCCTCCGAAGTATTTTGTTTTTCGTTTCTTGCTTGGTTTTTTCGGCCACATAGATTTAGGTAGTAAAGCGCAATCTGAACGACAATTGATATGCATAGGATAGAAATTAACACCAATTTTAGCGTCTTTAACTTTGAATATTTCTCCATTAAGCCCTTTGCATACTTTAGTTGTTCTATTATCGATTTTTGCAATATACATATAATATCCTTCCGGTGAAATTTCTTTCATGCTGTCAATGCTTGATTGTGCGTGAACACGTGCCGATTCCGTATAAAGCAATGATTTAATTGCTGCGGTCTTTTGTCGTGCTGTGCCTTCGAATTTATTTAAGTGCTTGCGCATATCTTTAACATATTCATTAGGATGTCGACCTCTAATAACTACATTAGCAATTATTTCTTCTACTTCTTGTTTCATTGCTTCGGTATTAGTCCATAATCGCTCTGACCAAACGACACCATGAAATTGTGTATCAACGATTGTATCTATAACTTCTTTAGCTACTTGTACACCTTCACCTAAAATACCCGCTTGATCACTGAACACACGATAAGCTGTTGATTCGAAATATTCCCTCATCGATAATTCTGTTTGAGCTGTTGCATAAGCAATTAAGAATTCTATTTGAATCTTTAACATCTGTTCTCTAGATACATACATCTTAGTGTTATACTTCTTTAATTCTTCATTTGCTCTATCGCTAAAGTCCTTGTTTTCGACCAATCTTTTTGCTTCTTCTTGAAACGCTTTTACATCGAACTCATCAATAATCTTTTGTGCTTCTTGTAATGTAACGCCTGCAAAATCTCCGTACTTAACAATAAACGCATTGATCTCTTTTTCAATGCGCTTAATCATCATATTCAATATACGTTCTATTTCTTCAGCTTTAGTTTTATCACGCTTCAACTCATTCTCGATTGCTTTGCGTCCGCGTTCTTCCCAATATTCTTGAGTGTTTTTGTTAGGCAATTACAATCATTCCTTTTTATCAACAGTATCTTTTGTATCATCATCTTGTTCGTCATCATTGATGTCTCTAGGGTCTTTATAAATACCTTTTTGAGCTTTTTTAATAGATTCTTTCTCATCTTCTTCTATTTTCTTGACTTCCAATTCAGGGTCTTGGAAGAACGAGAATAGAGACATCAAAGTTGTTTGACTAATCTTCCCGCCAGAATCAATATAAGCTTTTAATTCTTCAATCAATGATTTAGGTAAGTTTCTGTTGTATACGTACCTAACTGTATTGAAATCTTTGTTAGCGTCAATCGACCGTGTATTTTTAAGTATTGTCTCTAACAACTTAGCACGACGTCTTAACCCTTTAGTAAACAATCCTTCTTTAGTTTTAGTACGTTGTTCTAATCCGAACAATTTATATTTCATTGCCTCGCCCGATTGAGTGCCACTAAAGTTATCATCTTTCATGTTAGGCGTGTTGGTAAACATGTGTATATCACTGTTCAAACGGTCTTTATAAGCTTCGGTACCTTGTACATCGTATTGCTTATAAATATAACCGCCGTCAACTGAACCTTCTGTTTCGATACCTGTATCCCTATTCTCATAAACGGTTGGCTCTAAAAATAACACGTTAGCTTCTTTTTGTTTTTTTACTTCATCTGGATCTAATGATAAGTTACCTTTAATCAATAACATAGCGTCGTTTAAATCACTCATATAGTTAGCAGTATCTGATTCTGCATTATCATACAAATCAATCAAAGTGATTACTTTCTCATAATCTCCTTTTCTTCTTTCGTTGTTGCTAAATTCTGTAATAGGCATACGTTCGAAAGAGTGTGATTCAAAACCGTTTTCACGTGGTGTGAGCTTCAATCCATTTGTTCTACTGGTAAGATATCTATAAACACCGTGAGAAGTAAATAAATCAACTGTAAACACTTCATCTTCGTCAGTCTTGTCTATTGGTTTAGTTCTTAAATATCTAACGCCTGCGATACTATTACGTTCAATTGTATTGTCGTATATGACAAAAGTACTCATTGCATCACTCTTGTATAAACGCGTTTCATCATCTTGGTTTCTAATCATTAACTCATAAGCTTTGCCATAAATTGACAAATCTAATCCTAAAGATCTATTGTGTGACTCAACATCATTTAAATCATTGAACGCCTCAATAGCTTCTAATACATCTTTATCATCATCTTGACATTGAATCGGATTACCTAAGAAATAACCGTTAATAAAATCGCTAATATAAGATGCGTAATCATGCGCTACACGGTTATCTGCCATGTACTCTTCTTTGCGTCGTGTTAACTCAACCAGATTCTTAGTTTTACCTTCGTAATAATCACTTAACACTTTTAATCTAGGTCGTTGGTAATCCATGTGATGTTCAATGTATTTACTTACTTCATTAATGTTTTGTAATAAATCAGACTCTGTCCCGTCATATGTGTAAACAACATTAGCTTCATCGTTAAACAAGTAATTTCTGTTTTCTCGTAAATCAGTATCCGTTTCAAATTCGTTTACCTTTAACATTTGTTCCCTCCTATAATCCTAGAGATTTAATTGCTTTTGTTTTGCTTTCTATATTCTTTTTACGTTTTTTACGTACGATATGATATTTCTCAAGACTATAACGCAATGCATCGATAATATGGTTATTAGCATCTATAGGTTTGTTCAACCACTTACCGTCATTATCTTGGTCAAATGTATAAGTGTTGAACTCTTCAATAGCATGTTCACATGACGGATGTATAATAACTTCAAAGCCTTGAATGAATTGAATGCCTGGTAAAATAGTATTAGCGCCTTTCAACGCTTTTCTTATACCTTTAATCCCTTTAGATTTCAATTCACTGATCACTCTATCTCCACCAGCACCATAATCAGCTGCAATATCTACATCATCTAATCCTTTTTTAATAAGCATTTGTTTTATATCATCAGTTAGCATCGCTTTTTTATAGTGTTCATCATAGATGAATAACTTTTTGTTTTTTAAATCTACAACCGTACTAACAACTGTTGTAGGGTCTTGACTAAATCCAAAATCCATTCCGTGAGTTATTTCTTGCGTTCTTTTAAACTCCTCAAACCAATCAAAGTCTTCCACTTTAAAATTATCGAATACAAGCCCCTCTGCAACACCCCAATCTCCATCACAAACGATTCTTGCACGTCTAGGATTCTTTATATACAAATCTTCATATCGTTCAATATCGACTTTATCTAGCCATTCATTAACTCTATAAGTTGTTGTATCTGAAAAAGTATTGTTTAATTTTGTTTCTTCATCAAAAAATGTAGGCTTCAACCAATGTCTTTCCGACCACGGGTTAAAAGTGACTGTGATTTGCTTGAAAAATTCCGGACTATCGTAGCTACCACGTATTGACTCAACAACAGTGCTAAACTTAGCGAATGTTTCTATTTGATAAGCCTCTTCAAACCAAGCCCAACACAAAATGCCTGTATCAACAGTAATCGATGTTATTTTCAATGGGTCGTCTAAACCTCTAAACAGTATTTTTTGTCCAGTAGGTTTATACGTTATTTCCGGCAAACTTTCGTTGAATTTAAATAAGTGAGCAACGCCTAATTGGTTAGTTGCCCACTTTAAATCTGTATACGTTGATTGTTTGTTAGTGTTGCTAAATCTTCTGACTACAAGTATATTTGCCCAATCATATTTCATTATTCGATAAATGAGATTAATAGCGGTAGTTTTACTTTTCTTGCTACCCCTTGAACCTTTAACAACACGGTAAAAGTTTTTGTTGTGCCAAAACTTATTGTAGCCACCACCGATTTTATTTTTTAGATCAAGTATTTCATACATGACTAATCATCTTCCGGAATATTATCAACAAACATCGGTATTTTGTGGTCGACTTCTTGTTTGTCTGTAAATAATTTGTGATGTCTACCTAACATCTCTAAGGCTTTGTTTTGGTCACTTATTTTAGGTGACTTAGTAACAAGTTGTATGTGTTCATCGTATACTAATTGCATTTTGCCAGTATCCGGATTCTCTTTATAGTCTCCAGTTTTTGTTACGACAGCTTCAACTTCCGTGTGTTCTCCTCTAGCTGTTCTAGTTAGCCTATACAACACTTCTTTACCTGACATAATATTCTCGTCAAAGAGTTTTGTTTCAACCTCCTTGATATAATTCTGAATTTCAACATTCTTCAACATACGCTGTCCTTGTGAGTACGCCGTCTTTTCGCTATATCCGGCATGCACAGCTGACTTAGTAGCATTGCCATAACATTCAGTACCAGGTATTGTATATACTTCTGCAAACAAACGTTGCTTTTTAGTTAATTTGTTCATTTCATTTACCACCAACTCTCGCGCTATACGCTTTTTAAAATTAAAAAAGGGATTGGCTATAATCAGCCAACCCACATAGATCCTTTATTCCTAATTGCGATAAGGGAAACGCAGTAAGATAGTCAATATCTTACGCTATCATATTAACACCGAAAGTGACGTTATTTTTCCAGACTTTTTCCAAACTTAATGTATTATACCTAATTCATCAGCTAACCTAACTAATATATCTTTCCTCATATCATAAGCGGTAGATTTACTTACATTTATTTCTTGAGCTACACCAGTTAAATTTAATGTTCTAGGCTTTTTAAAATAATAAAGTTCCATAAGTTTTTGAGTTTCTGTAGTGCTATGATTATATACAACCTCTATAGCCGATTTCATTCTGGCCAATTGCGATAATCTTCTATCATTAACAACTCTAATAGCTTTTATTTCAGTTACACTTACATTGCTTTGCACCCTATCTCCACCGATATTAGTATCTTGTTGACTCCACGGGTTTAAAACTTCATCTCTTACACGCGCTATATCTTTATCGAAGTAATTGTAATTGCTTAATTCACTTTCTAAATATCTTTGCGTTGATTTTCTCAAACTCATTTGTTTAACCCCCGTTAACCTTCAAAATGTCTCAATCTACTTCTTAATATCTCTATCTCCCGCTCTTTAACTTTCACATCGCCTTTTAACTGTTCAGCTTGCAACATCACACCAAACAATAAGATGACTAGTAATATAATTGCTATGACTAACCACATCATCTACTCTGACACCTCCGCCCTCATTAAATCAGACTGATCGCTCAACTTTGCGAAGTCACTCGGCATCTCTACATCATCATTAGCCGTCATCATAATATATACTTGCTCCGTTACATACTTACCTAACTCATACATTGCTAGTAAGAATAATAGTCTTAGTATTTGTTTAATCATCATTGTCATCTCCAGTATCAATTAAACTAGGCATCATTCTTAACATAGCCCTTAATTCATGTTCATTCATATTAGCCATCATAGGACTGTAAAATTCACTGTCTTTATCATTAATTTCTTTAATGAAATCATCTTCAATCTTAGCTTTTTCTTCAGGTGTTTTATTTTTATATTTTTTGATTATTTCAGTGTACTTTTTCGGGAATTTCATTTTAGGAATATTAATCATCGTCTGCCTCCTCAACATTGATCCCAACTATATAACCTTTGTTCAATACAAGTTCTCTGCCATAATCTTTTTCTATCGTTAAATAGTCATCATCATTTCTAAAATTGTCCAAAACAAATACTATTTCGTTAAATAATTCATCTTCATGTAATATCAAACTACTACCGTCATGTAATAAAATTCTCAGCTGATTCATTTCCCACGCTCCTCAATAAGTGTGATTGATTCAATCGTATCTGTTTTAATATACGTTGGCTGTTTGATTATATTACTTACGTAAATAAAACCATTAAAATTTACCGTTCTTTCAACATATTTTTCAAAAGGTTCAGCTGTTTTTACAAAATAAACTCCACCTGAAATAGTTTTAATTTTAACATCCGTCATTTCCCACACTCCCTTATATTTTCAAACAACTGACCCACTTTAATAACTGCATCTCTTTTAACTTGCGCCTCGTACTTCTCTTTCGCTTCTTCTTTACTCTCTGCCTCAACAACTGTAAACCTTTGATTGCTTTTAGCTCGAGTTATGTGTGTATGCTTGCGTCCTGTTGAATCTTTGAATGTTGTGACTAAGTATTGCGTCACTTCCCCAAAACCTCCTTGACTCGATCTAAGATGTCTTTACACTCCGCTACTTCCGAAGCCTTTTGCTCCACGTTCTGAAACACTCTCGAATTCCTCCACTTGCTTTAGTTCAGGTGTCCATATAGGCACAATAACCAATTGAGCTAGTTTGTCGCCTTTGTTTATGACATAACTACCATTCATACATAAAATTTTATCTGTTACAGGTAGTCGGGCATACTTTCCATCTATCCCAGCAGGACTCCGACCAAAGTTACTCATATCCTCACTCTCTAACGTTTCATTATCATTCTTGATATTAATCCCTAAATTGCCGTGATATCCCGCGTCTATCTTGCCTGTTTCAATCACTAAATGCGTTTTACTACTTACACCACTACGGCTAGTTAATAGTCCGACATAGCCCTCTGGTATGCTTACAGCTACATCTGTTTTGATCACTGCCTTTTCTTGTGGCTCAAGTACGACAGTTTCAGCTGAGAATATGTCATAACCTGCATCCGTCTTATGATTTCGTTCGGGCATTCTAGCATTTTCTGATAATAGTTTTACTTGTAATGTGTTAGTCATTTTCCTGCTCCTCCTCATATTTATAGACCACTTGACCCGTCATAATCCCTATTGCTTCATCAAGTTCAATATCTTCTTTGAGTGCATCTTGCATAGCATTAGGTAAACCTTCAAGTATTTCATCAAACGCTTGTGCTTTCTTATACACGTCTTCAATCTCTTTTAGTAATCCCTCTGTGTCATTGCCGTTATACGCACTAGCGCTGATAACGGATTTTTCTATTTGTTCACGGTTATTCATTTGTGTCTTCCTCCATAAAAATTTTATTGTTTAATTCCATTCCGAATTTAACTCTTTCATCATCGTTACCGAATTTGTTTATTAAATCTCTTTCAACGCTCTTGCAATACCTATCCCATGCGCTTGCTTTCTTCTCCAGTTCTTTGTTACAATCTCGTAACTTCGCTATAACCCCAATAAGCTCATATCGTTGCTTCTTGTACTCTTCACGATCTTTTAATGCTTTGTGAAGTTTATCTAATAACTTGTTAGAGTTAGTACAAAGATTTTTATATTGTTCATCTGATAAGGTGAACGTCATCTCATAACCTCCAATAGCATCTCATTTTCAAAAATATTTCCAACAATTTCAATAATATCGTCATTTTCACTTAGTAATTCAGTTACATTGCTAAAAGTTATATAAAAGGCTCCTTCTTTAAACTCGATAAAACTTACTTCTCTCGAATAACAATCTTGAACAATATCCCCTTCATAAATCTCCACACCGTGCACATCTTTAAATCCTGTGTATTGTAATAGTTTTACTTCATTGAAACTTTTATAACCTGTTGAAATCAAAATGTACCCACTATTAAAATCGATTTCGTCAATAATACTCATAACTTTTTTATCTTTATCCCAAGCTTTAAATTTCAACATCATACTAGCAACTCCCCATCTTTCCAAATTAATGTCATAGTTTTATCTTCGTTTAGTATATAAAACGCTCTGGAAGTACCGTCTATCAACTCTCTGATTGAATCATTTTCATATATTTCAAAACCTTCAATATCGTTTAGTTCTACTAGACAATCAAACTTAGTCTCTTCCGTTACTTCTTTTTCAATATCAACTATGAAGGGGATATCAATTGGAATAAAACTTGACGTCGAACACTTATTTGTATTTGGATGAAAACGAACGAATCCATCACTAAATCCTGTTGAAAAAAATATTTTTCCTTGTGATAGATCCGGATTTTCTCGCGCCCATTTAATTAATTCATCTAATCTCATTTCTTTTTTAACTTTGATTTTCATTGTTATATCTCCTCTTGAACAGTAAATTTATCGTTAATTGATACATATCCAGTCACATTACATAAGATGCTATCAACATGAAAAGTCACAAAACAGTTGCGCTCAACATCATTTGAATAGAATCTTTTATTACCTGATAACTTGGGGTTATCCCAAGCCCATTGGATAAGTTCAGGTAAATTCATTTCTTTTTCAATTTTGATTTTCATTGTTTCCGCCCTTTTAAAATAAAGTTAGTTGCTTCTGTTCCTCATATTCCAAATCACTTTGCTTTATATATGTTTCAAGCTCTTCAGCAGTATCAAATGTCTTTTTAACGCTTTGCCAACCTGGCACGATATGCCCGTGAAAGTAATAAGTGCCATTCACTACATGGATATGTGCTACTCGTTCGTTATCCTGATACAGATATCTCTTAGATCCGAAAAATTGGTTTAAGTATTCTTTGCGTGCGCTATCGGTTTTAGGCATTTATACTTCCTGCCATTTCTTGAACATTTGGTTATAAGTGACATCGAACCAGTACGGATCACGTGAATGTTTTTGTGGTACATTAAACAAATGTGGTTTCCTCTTACGTAGTTCAACCTCTTTACGTCGTTGCCTAGCTATTTCACGTTCTTTGCTCTCTCGTTGCATAATTCTGGATAATACGATTTCTTTATACTCAGCTAAGCGCATGCCATAAGGTGCGTTTAAGGCTTCTAACAACGCCCAGCCACCACGTACTCTTTTTGCAACCATTCCAGGAGTTAACCCGTTCTTTTTTATCAATTCATTTTCATGTTCGGTAAATTTATATGGTTTACCGTTAATCTTCACGACACTCATTTATTCCACCTCTACATTTACATTTCTAATTTTTAAATTGTCATACTCTAGTAATTCGTCTGGATTGTTATATAAGTAATCTGCCAGCGCTTCTTTTTCGATATCCACATCATCAAAATACTGATATTCAACTTCTGTAGGTATCCTTATATCAATCGTTGCGTTTATATATGCTTGCTGTTGCATTAGATCACTTCCTCAACTCGCATGATTATTTTTGGTTCTAGTCCATAACGCTTTGAGCTAGTTATTTCTGTAATTTGGTTATCGTCTTTCCACACATGACCATTACATGCGTCTAATACTGTTTTAATTAAGTTATCGATATCCGGCTTAGTCACTTTATACTGTCCAACCATTTCACTTTTCTTTTTCTTCGACCATGATTTAAGTAATGGAAAGTAAAAGTCTAATTCGATTTTTAGTGCGCGCTCTAGATTTAACTTAGGCATTTGCCCTTGTATATACGCTTTATGATTTGTATAAGCTGTTGGCATGTATGTTTGAACAAATCTACCTGTATTACGAAAGCGTGGACGAGGCGAGCCCATAGGTGCCTCGAACGTTTCGTTAAATTTAATTTCTATTTCCATGTGCCACCTCTAAATATCAAATATCGTTGCTTGTAACCCTAGCTCTTGCTCATATAAAAGCCCGTGAGCGCCTTTGAATCGTTTTAGGTCACTATCAGCCATGATTTTCTTTTCGTCGCTGAAATGGGCTCCTGTGAGCGAATAAACTTCATTTACGTTGTCTTTATACTTGATGACCTTAATATCTTCCGTGCCATCTTCTCGGTATAAGTAATATTTTTCTTTCGGCATTTTTAACACTCCTTAATATTCGACGATAGCGGGGCGTGTATGACGTTCTGCAAGTTTTTGGATAAATAGGTCGTACAACCTATTTTCATCGCCCTGTGCCTCATCTATGAGTTTCTGAGCGTACATATCTGAACACTCAAGTTTAGTTTTTAAAAATTCTTTGGTTACCATGCATCTCGCTCCCTGAAATCGTCTCCGATTACTCTTACTTTTCTTGCATTGTGTTTCATTCTTGAATTGATACGTTGCCAGTTCATATTTTGATTTAGTTCTTTATCACTAAAGTTAGTTGTAAAGATGTTGTTTTTACCTACTCTGTTATCAACAATGCTGAAAAGTTTATTTATAGTGTGTTCTGTGTTTTCTACACCCATATCATCTAGTACAAGTAAATCAATCTCACTAAGTAATTTGACTAGTTCGTCTGTAGTCTCTACTGCATTTTTGTTGTATGTCGCTTTGATACGATCCATCAACATTGGTATATGCATAAAAGCAACTGTATGCCCTTTAGCTTTAACTGCTTTTGCGATAGCGTATGCTAGGTGGCTTTTACCAGTTCCATATGAACCTTGAAATATTAATGATTTTGGTTCTTTTGTAGAGAAACCCTGTACATACTCTATTGCTGATTGTTTAGCGTGTACTTGTTTTTCATTTTGTGGCTTGTAGTTGTTTACTGTTGCATCTCTTAAAGACGGATTAACGTTTGATTGATTGAATATGTTGTTTATCTTCCGTTGCTTGTTTCGCTTATATTCCTCATAGATTTCACATTTGCAACCGTCTTTATACTCGTAACCATCCGGGTGTTTTTTAGTAGCAGCGAACTTATATAAGTTGTATTCACTTCCACATCTCTCACATTTCAATCCTTTTTCGACATGAGTAGGTTGATATTTTTTTAAGCTTTCGTTTATCTTTTCGCTGAATAGTGGTTTCATAATATCCCTCTAATCCCAATAACTTTCGTCGTACTTCATACGTTCTAATTGATCCGTGCCAGTTGGTTGTATTTTTTGATTGAGGTACCCCTCAAATTTACTGCCAAAAAGTGTTTCTGGTCTAAGGTATTTATCGCTATCCGTGTTTAACCATTCAGCTGTTTTGATATCAATCACCTTTTTAAAATCCTCCAACCTAAAATCTTGATTCCACCTTGCTTTAATAAAATCTTTCGTTTTAGTTGTATTATGTTTAAACTTCTTGCCAGTCTTTTCGTTAAGATAATCAATAATCTCTTTATATGGGATGCGTGTCGGGTTTCCCGACAATATATCTACTCTATTTATATTGTTATTACTTGTATTATTAATACTTGTATTATTCTCTTTAACATTTGTGATAATAGGGGTATTAACAGAATTGTTAATAGGGGTATTATCATTTGTGTTAATAGGTCTTATCATTTCTGTTAAGGGGTATAGCTTTCTTTGTTTAATTTCATTACCATTTCTAATGATTTCAACATGTAAATATCCACATTCTTTTAAGTTGGCTATACGGCGTGATACAGTAACTTTTGTAACTTCATATAGTTTCGCAAAGTAACCATTACTTGCTGTGCAGTATCCGTATTTGTTACTTAAAGATGTTATTTCTGCAAAAAGTAACTTTTCGCTGTCAGTAAGTCGGTTATCGTATCTGACATTTGCTGTAATTATTGAGTAGTAACTTGGTTGGTCAGTCATGTTGATTCTCCTTTCTGGTATAATTTTGTTATCGCTACTGCGTTAGATTGGGGGTGAATAATTATGGATCCTATTTTAGGTAAAGGTATTGATAAAATTATTGAAGGCGCATCAAAAGGGCCTGTAGAAACATTCTCTAAAACTTGGGAACTTGTCTTTGGGAAATTCCACCTTTATGTGGATAAAGTTATTTATCAAAGAGAAGTAGAATTTGAAAAATTCAAAGAACAATTTAAAAAAGAAATATCTTCTGTACCTGAAAATAATTTACAAGAACCACAATTTTCTCTTCTAGGTCCTGCTCTAGAAGCTTCAAAGTTTTACATTAGTGAAAAAACTTTAAGTAATATGTTCGCAAAACTAATAGCATCATCTATGGATGACAGAAAAAACTCATTAACCCACCATTCATTTGTTGAAATAATTAAACAATTATCCCCAAATGATGCTATTCTTTTAAAACATTTAAAGAATCACGAAGTACATCCTGCCGTTAAATATAGAGCGGTTTTAAACCCAAAGAATGACGGTATGAATATATCGGACACGTTAATAAAAGACTCTCCGTTAGATATAGAATCAACCGAAATTTCAATTAATAACCTAGTAAGGTTAGGGGTTTTAAATGAAACTTTTGACATGTCTTACTTAACAAAAAAAGGAATTTATAATAAGTTTTATGCTCCTCAGTTTTTAAATCACTTTAATAAGATTATAGAAAAACAAAGATTTGTTTCGGGATTAGAATTTGTTAAAAGAATGTTAAAGTCAGGACACAACCTAGAAACAATAAGTAAACTTTCTGGCATTGAATTTGAAGTATTAAAGTTACATTACAGCCCCTGGGTAATAGACATCAAAAAAGGCTCAATTAGTTTGTCCGCCTATGGTAAAGCTTTTGTAAAAACCTGTATTAACTAAACGGAGATTTTAAAATTTTCTCCACTTTTACAGCATGCATAGCATTTCTAATCTCTTCCGCCAAGATGACGATTAGGAGTGCTATTTTTATTATTCTTAGTCTATTCATTCCTTTTTCTCTCCTTTCAACATTTTATTGAGCCTCTCATCAACTTTTATCCACGAGTCATGCAAGTGGTATTTATCATCAAACGACTTAACGCCAATCGCATGTTGCTCGTTGTGATGTTCGCGACATAACGCTAATACATGTTTGTCATAGTGGTTCATTTTGTTTCTGTTCATGCCTCTGCCGACTGCTTCATAATGTGCCAGGTCTGCGTGAGGCTTTCCGCATATTACACAGTTGCGGTTGATTGTAGCCCAATATAATAACGCTTTATCTTCGCTTAACAACTTACTCGTTTCTACACTCATAGGTATTTGATGATGAAACATAAACGCTATAATCAGTTCTATTAACTCCCTTGCAACTTTCATAGAACAGTCGCGCAGACTGATTTCTTCATAACCTTTCATAATTTCCAATTCTGTTTGTAATAATTTTCTAGTTGATTCTACTGGTTCGCCCCAGTGAAGTTCTATATCTCTACACATTGCGAATATTTTTTTGCGTTGTTCTATAGATAGTTTTTTATTGTCCGGAACCTCTACTTCTGCTTTTAGTGGATATCCGTTTTCTAGTAAGTCAATGTGACTTTGTTCAAGTTCAACACCAGTAGCAACGACGGAATAAGTACCGTCGTTATCTTTCTGGTATCTTGTAATGTATTGCATTTAAACCACACCTTAAAACGCTAAATCTTGGTCGTCATATCCAAATTGGCCACTGCTTTCAAATGGATTGCTTTGTTGAGACATTGATGTTTGTTGTTGTGCCCCGTTATTTTCTTCAGCTTTTTGCTTATCTGTCTTCGGAATAGGTTTGTTAACAACATCATCGCCCTTTTTGTAAGGTTTAATAAATGAAAAATCCGTAAAATACTTACCTTCATCTTCATTGAATTTCCATTTCAATACCAAGTGACAAAACTTACCAATAAGATCATTGGTATCAAAATCTAAGCTAGGAAGATTTAACTTAATACCTAATCGAGTAACTAATTCAATCAATTGTTTTTCTTGGAAATCATATTTATACGGCGGTACAAATTGATTATGTTTATATTGTTTGCCTTCATCATTTTCAAATACGATTGTGAAATATCTATTTTCTCTATCATTGAATTCAATATTTTTAACTTTCACTGTGAATTCTCCAGCTTGAAACCCTGCTGAGCCGTTATAAAACTTTTCTTGATTTGTTTCTTTAGTAAATTGCGCTTGTCCTGTGATTTTCATAATTAAATACCGTCCTTTTAATTAATTTTTAGTTTCCATTTCTAATTGCTTCTACTACGTCCGTAATGCTAGGATTTGCAAATTTCTTATTGTTAATTGTTATTGAAGGTGAATGTCTAATCTTTGTTTCAAACGTATTAGAAGGTTCAGCGTTTAGAATATATCTAACTTTCTTTTCTCCGTTATCATCAAATTCTTCAATCATTGCCCTAGCTAACACATCACTTTGAGAAGTAATAGCTTTTTTAATTTGTTCTTGCGCTTCAATAGTGATAGTAGGGTTGATAGTGCTACCTTCATCATCTTTATCTTTGTTGATACCTTCATGACCTGTAATAACAAAGTGGAATTTGTATTCTTCTTGAAGTTTTCCTATTAATCTGTACATACTGACAATTCGTTCAGCAACTTCTCCCCAATCATTAAACGTTGGTTTTTTAGACTTATTTTTCATCACATCATTCAATGTCATATCTCTAAGTTTTTGAATAGTTTCAATAACTACAACATTGATTTCTTGTCCGTTTTCTCTCATCTCCTGTAAAATTTGAGGTAAAAAATTTACAACATAAACAAAGTGTTGATAGTTCTCGATTTCTACGTCTGATCCTTCGTCAGTAACCGTTGTTCCACCTTCGTTAATGTCAATGACGAAAGCGTCTTTATCTCTTGTAGCAAACGTGGTTTTTCCTGAGCCAATTTTTCCGTATACTGCAAATTTATAGAATTTCCTTTTATTTTTCTCAGCGATATTATTTATCTTTAGTTTTTTGAGTATGCTTACTTTTTCTTGTGGTTCTTGTTTTTCCTCAGTCATGTTCTACCTCCTCGTACTCAATAGTTTCTGTCACTGTTTTCTTGATTGCTTTGTGATAATCCATATTGATACTCGCTTCTTCCATACCGTTAAACTCCCTAGCTCTATTTCTATTTGTGGAGTAACTAATATCTGAATTGTTATCAGTTGGTTTGTTAGTTATATAAATTGGCATATCCCTATGACGAATGATATAAGTTACAGTCTGCTTCATAGCGACCTCCTACCATTTCATGACTAAGTTAATTAGTCTGTCCTGTTCGTCTGTGTTCTCTTCAATCCATTCATCTATCGCTTGGTTGAATAAGTCTGATGCCATATCTAAGTCATTCTCATCTACGACATAAGCATGTTTAATTGGTACGTTGTTCATATCTTTAACTTGTATTGATATGCCTATATGACCTTTTAAAATGAATAGCTTAAAATCGAATCCGTTAACATGAATATTTTTGCGTATGATTTCGCCTATTTCGTAATACATCTTGACTTCCTCCTTTTTTCGTTTTATATTGAACACGAATTAATTTTGTTAATCGTTTGTCACTGTTACTTGTTGGCGCAAGTAGCAGTTTTTTTATTCTCCATAAAAGTATTCCTTATAAAATATGAATGTCGCTATACTTGCGAATCCCGCGATTGACCATGCTGTAGTGAAGTACAGCAATGGCGTAAGCACAATTGCTAAGACTGTGAAGCATAGTACTGCTACTAGGTAGCTTTTATAAATGTTACTCATTTTCTTTTTTCTCCTCTTTGGTTGTTTCATCGTTTATCAAACCTTGCATTTCCATTAATTTTTGAGGTATACCAGCTTTTAACTGGATTTCGTATAACATTTGTTGAATGTGTGGTGGCACTTCTACCATTCCTTTCGTGTATAATTTAGTTATCTCCTAGTGAAAGGAGGTGGTAATTATGAATAATATAAATCTCACTCAACGACAGTTAGATTTAATAAAGAAAAATAAAGCTATCTTATCTAAATTGCCTGTCGAAGCTTACGCTAAAGCCACAAATACTATGAATAATTCGTATGTTATGAACGCTCTGGAAATTCAATCGACGGTTAATAATGTTATGAATAGCATTAGAATTAACCAATCTAAATTATCTGATTGGGCTTCCTATATGCATCGAGTAACTAAGAATCATCCAATGTTCAAAACTAATTTATTTTCTGAAAAAATTCTTGATGAATTCATAAGTTCTAACAACTTTCCGGAGGATGAAGTCCGCAAAGTTAGCACTCATTTGAGAAATTCTTTTGTCGATACTGTCGATGTCCCTGTTCTTGGTAAAACCGTCGATTCTGCCCATCCAATAGATGACGTAAATACTAAGAAATACAATAGTGTATTCAATGAATCGCTCAATCATATTTTTATTTCTCCTTCTGCAAAATTTATAAAAAAGGTTTCTGTCGGTTCTGCTATCGGAGTAACATCTCCGGTTATGGTTAGAACGATACTTGACCAATATGTGAACTACTTTATGTTTTTTAATGTAATAGCAACTCTTTTAACACTTTACGTAATTGCTAATTACTTAGATGACGAGAACTGAAACGATGATTAGTTCTCTAATTTATCGATTAATCTCTTTAAGCAACTCTGCAACTGCTCGCAACAGTTCAGGGTTGTTTCTTGTTTCTAAATTACTGTTTGCATGTTTTAGTAAATTGAGTTTTAATTTACTTTTTTCTTTAGCGATTCTAAATTTTTGTAACATTTGTCGTTCCTCCTTTAAGTTGTTTTGCTATATAATTTAGTTATCTCCCAGTGGAAGGAGGTGATAAGTATGGAATTTAATGATTTTCAAAATTTCTTTGGTGAACTTAGTAATCAAGCCGAAAAAGAATTCGGTGGTGACAGTGACTTTTTTAGAGATAGAATAAATAAGTTGAAAGAAGATGCTCCTGAAAACGTATCTTACGAAATTATTTATTCAATAGCTTTATACGAAAGCTTAAAAGCTCAACAAGATATGAAAATTTTGAATACAGTTAAATATCTTTTAAATCGTGACTAGCAATATCCAACAATGATTTGCTCTGAGCATTATTAATTTTTGGATAATCAAAATTTCTAAGTTTAAATCTTGTGTTTTTCTCAATCTTCCAAACCTTCCAAGTCGCAACTGCCATTGTGATGAGGAAGGTTGTTTTGTATAGTGTGTTCATTTGTTTATGCTCCTTTCGTGTATAATGTTGTTTAAGAGGTGCATTGCTCGGGTTATAGTACTTTAAATTCAACACCGTCTATTTGAACGAACAGATTATCTAAATCAGGGATTTGTTTTTTATATAAACCAAATCTTGATTTAATATCTTTTAATAAATAGAGTTTCAAATCTCCAATTGATAATAGTTGTCTATTACCTGCTTCGTCATAGTAGTAATAAATGACTTTTTTGTTTTGATCTTCCATTTGCTGCGCCCTCCTGTTAAGCAGTTACGTTAGCTTCATAACCGAATTCAGTCATGATTTCATGTATTTTCAATCTGCCTTTTTGTGTCCATCTAGTTTGTAAAACTGTGTCTTCTCTGCCATCAGAACGCACAATTGTTATAGTGTCTGAATCTGTGTAACTCTTGCCCATGTGTTCTGAGTAAAGCACCCACTGTTTATTTACTTTTCGTTGTAGTCTAGCTTCGTGTAGTAGTTTGTTTAACTTTTGTGCTGATATACCGTAGTCTGCCGCGATTTGAGTTGTGGCTAATGTGCCAGTTGATTTTAAGATTTCATCAACATAATCTGCTTTGGGTTTTAGCTCTCCAATTTCTTGTTGTAAAAGTAAGTTTTGCTCTTTTTCTTTTTTATACTCAGTCAACACTGTAATGATGTAGTCTGGATCTTTTAATGTTTGTTCAATTACATTGTCTGTTGCGTAGATACCATGTTTGCGAATAGCGGGTAAGACGTCATCAAACACCCATTCTTCAAATTGTTCTGCTTGTGGTAATTTCGAACGTGAGATTAATCTGTATAAGTTACCTTCGTCTATGAACTTTTTATTTTGATTTCTTCCGAGTGAATCGATGACGGAACGAATCGTTACCCCACGTTCTTTAGCATGGTCTCTAATTGCTTTTCTCGGGTTTGTATAACCTAATGTTTCAGCGACGTTGATTGCCGGAAACCATTGCTTACCTTCAATAGTTAAAATTTCTAAATCTCCAAATTGCGAATTTTGAAATCTTTGTAATGCTTGCACTTGGCATTCCTCCTATTACGGTTTAACCGTTATTTTTGATCAAAAAAATAATGTCATCATAAGATATATCAAATTCTTCTTCTATCTTTTTTAACTGAGGAACATTAGGGAAAGTTTTCCCTTTCTCCCAGTTATGCCACACATCAGAAGACACACCAACTTTAGCGCCAGCTTTAGCTTGAGTCAAATCATATTTAGCTCTCAGTGTCTTTAATGTTACCGGTTCTTTTTTAACGATGATTTGCGTCATTGTAGTACCTCCTTACTTAAGAACTGACTTAAGTATATTACGGTTTAAACGTAATGTCAACACTTAAACCGTAATTTTATTTTTTCTCTTGTATATTTTACGATTAAGCCGTACAATGATATTGTAATATTAGATGAAGGGATTGAAATTATAATGTTAGGCAACAAAGAAATTATGGCAAAAAATATTTCTCGCCTCATGAAAGAAAACAATGTTGATAGAAATAAATTATCTAGAGATTTAAAAATAAGTTATACAACTTTGTCAGATTGGATTAACGCAAAAACATACCCAAGAATAGACAAAATTGAAATGTTAGCCAAATACTTCGGAGTAGAAAAATCATCACTTGTTGAATCACCTAACAAAATAGTACAACTCGACACACTACCAGTTAAAAAGATACCGGTTGTATCGCAGATATCTGCAGGAATGCCTATTTACACAGAAGAAAATTTAATCGACTACATATACTTTGCTACTAAAAATTTGAATTCTAATAAAGAAGAGTTCGGTTTGAAAGTGTCTGGAGATAGTATGGACAAACTCTTTCAAGACGGAGACGTTGTAGTTGTTGAAAAGGATTCGACTGTTGAGAATGGTCAACTAGGTGTTGTACTAGTCAATGGTTACAACGGTACTGTCAAAAGAATACGTTACAATAACGATCAAATTATTTTAATTCCTGAGTCAAATAATCCTAGTCACTATCCACAAGTGTATGGAAAAGATGACGAGGTCAAGATTGTAGGCAGAGTTGTAGCAAGTCAAAAACTATTTTATTAAATGTCGTATTGGCATTTTAATATATAATATTCATTAAAGGAGAAAGAACGATGGAAGAAAAGAACTCACAAGAACAACATAGGCAACAATGGGAGCAATTTCAAGAGTATCAAAAGCAACAAGATGAGGAAAAGAAGAAAAAGCGCAAAAAAGGTTGGTTATTTGGCTGTGGTGGCTGTCTAGTCTTATTAATATTAATTATAATAGGAATTTCTGCTTGCACTGGCGCTTTAGTAAACGATGTAAATAATGGCGGAAGTGATAGTAATTCAGAAACTAAAATTGATAAAAATGCTACACGTGAGCAAAAATCTGCTTTAAACAAAGCTAAAACATATTCTAGTGTGATGCATATGTCTAAAGATGGCATTTATAATCAATTAATATCTGAAGCTGATGGTTTTAAAGAAGCTGACGCTAAATATGCTGTTGATAATTTGAAAGCAGACTATAAAAAGAACGCTTTAGCAAAAGCTAAAGATTATGCAAAAACACAAAACATGTCTAATGATGCCATTTACAATCAACTTACTTCAAGTGTTGAAGGATTCACAGAAGAACAGGCACGTTATGCAGTAGATAATTTAGATAAATAATTTCAAGGGGTACCTAGTACCCTTTTATTATACTCAATTACATTTGAGCCGTTGAGAGTTTTTAAATTGCATCACATTGATTAATAACGCCTATATGGCGTGAGGAGGATGAGGGATGGAAGAGAACGCACCTTTAGAAACAGCAGTTAATAATTTTAAAAAGATTCAAAATAGCGAGATTTACAAATTTAAATATATGAATTCATGGTGTCTTGAATATTCAGAGTTTTTATTGGATGAAGTTAGATTGTTAAAAGAAAACAAAAGTTACACCAGATATAAAAAAAGGCACTATAATTTATGTAAAGTTAGGTGTTAATGTTGGCAGAGAGTTTTCTGGAAACCATTTTTGTATGGTACTTAATAATCACGATTCAAATAAAAATCCAATATTAACGGTAGTTCCACTTACATCTTCCAGAAGTAAATTCAATGTGCATATCGAAGAAGATTTGTTACCTTTAGTATTGGAAAAAATGGACGTAACGGGTAAGGATTTAGCTAAAAAAATCATGAACAATCTTGAAAAGGTGTCAAAAGCAGAAAACCCATACGATCAAAAATTACTTGATGAAAACAAATCGCTGAATGACGACTTTAAAAAATATTCGAAGGTTCGCAAAAGATATGAGCGATTCAAGTATAAAAAGACCTATGCTAACGTTTTAAATATCACTACAATCAGCAAGGATAGAATATCGAAAATTAATAGGTATGACCCTGCCGGAGAAATATCATATTCAAAAGAAACAGTAGATAAAATTGAAAATAGTATAAAAATTAGATTTCTTAGTTAAATCGCTTGAACTACACTCTCTTTGATGGTATATTACATATATACAAAACAAGCCGCTGAAATATTTGCGGCAAGCTTCAAATTAGACAAGTCGCTGAAATATTTGCGACATGAGAGGGTGCATCTGCGCTCTCTCTTTTTTTATACAATTTTCACGGGTAGCCCGCCTACCCTTATTATTTTTTGCCAATTTTGAGGAGGGAGCACATGAAAGTAGCAATTTATACTAGAGTGAGTACACTTGAACAAAAAGAAAAAGGACACTCTATCGAAGAACAAGAAAGAAAATTAAGAGCTTACAGCGACATAAACGACTGGAAAATTCATAAAGTATATACTGACGCTGGATACTCCGGAGCTAAAAAAGACAGACCCGCTTTACAAGAAATGTTGAATGAAATAGATAATTTTGATTTGGTTTTAGTCTATAAACTAGATCGATTAACTCGAAGTGTTAAAGACTTACTAGAGATACTAGAATTGTTTGAGAATAAAAACGTGTTGTTTAGGAGCGCAACAGAAGTATATGACACAACTTCTGCTATGGGACGTTTGTTCGTAACATTAGTAGGTGCTATGGCAGAGTGGGAGCGTACTACAATTCAAGAGCGTACTGCAATGGGTCGACGCGCATCAGCTAGAAAAGGGTTAGCTAAAACTGTCCCTCCTTTCTATTACGACAGAGTAAACGATAAATTTGTGCCTAATGAATATAAAAAAGTATTACGATTTGCAGTAGAAGAAGCGAAAAAAGGTACTAGTTTAAGAGAAATAACTATAAAATTGAACAACTCTAAATACAAAGCACCCTTAGGTAAAAACTGGCACAGATCAGTTATAGGCAATGCTCTAACGAGTCCGGTAGCTAGAGGTCATCTTGTTTTCGGTGACATATTCGTCGAAAACACCCACGAAGCTATTATAAGTGAAGAAGAATACGAAGAAATAAAATTAAGGATAAGTGAAAAAACTAACTCTACAATCGTAAAACATAACGCTATTTTCAGAAGTAAACTATTATGTCCAAACTGTAACCAGAAATTGACTTTAAACACAGTCAAGCATACGCCTAAAAATAAAGAAGTTTGGTATTCTAAACTATACTTTTGTTCTAACTGCAAAAATACTAAAAATAAAAATGCATGTAACATCGACGAAGGCGAGGTTTTAAAACAATTTTACAATTATCTAAAACAATTTGATTTAACATCATATAAAATCGAAAACCAACCTAAAGAAATAGAAGATGTCGGCATCGATATTGAAAAGTTGCGAAAAGAACGCGCTAGATGTCAAACACTTTTTATAGAAGGTATGATGGATAAGGATGAAGCTTTTCCAATAATAAGTCGTATTGACAAAGAAATACATGAGTATGAAAAGCGCAAGGATAATGATAAGGGTAAGACTTTTAACTATGAGAAGATTAAAAATTTCAAGTATTCATTGCTAAACGGCTGGGAATTAATGGAAGATGAGTTAAAAACTGAATTCATAAAGATGGCAATCAAAAACATTCATTTTGAATATGTAAAAGGAATTAAAGGGAAGCGCCAGAACTCATTGAAGATTACGGGTATAGAGTTTTATTAA